GAATTGAGGCGCTGTAGGGCGTTTGACTTAAAAGCCTCTCTCACATCCGGATCGTCAATCTGTCCCAAGTGTTTGTCATAAATGGACTGAAGGTCAGACTGCGCCTGATCCCAGGAGGTCACGGCGTTCTTGCCCTGCTGAGAGAAATAGCCCTTCTCCGGATCGTATAGTGTGGTCTGTACCTCTTTGTTGTAGGCGTCAAGCTGTTCATCCGCTCGCGCCTTCACTACTGTGTCTCTGTGATAGGCCTCAATTTTGACGGCGCTGTTGGCTAACTGAGACCACGGCTGGAGTGCTCGATTCATGACGTTTTCATAATCGAAACTCGGGCGAACATTGTCAGCAGGAGCGCCAAATCCTCGGCCGCTTTCTACAACACCCGGGACATTGTTTTCATACTTCGGAACGATTGGCATTTTTTTTATCCTCTGTAATTCAGAGAAAAGATGTTTTTAGTTGAGGGATAGAGCTGAGTTGTTTTGACCATCTGACCTAGCAGCAGGTTTGGTTGAGCGCCGGAGATTGCGTCAATCCTCGGCATGTTCGGCTGAGCGCTTGAAATAGCGTCCACTTTGATTCCCGGATCGGCTCCCGATATAGCGTCGATCTGAATCGTCTCATCGGGTTTTGATGGCTCAGCGGTCTCTGTCTTGCCAGCCATGTCCATCAATTTTCCATAGGCAAAGGCCATACCCATATTCCCAGCACCGATAAGCAGAGAATCGCTGAAGGCTCGGGACGCGCTCTTTTTGTTGGCCAAGCTCATAATGGCCTGGTTTCGATAGTCAGTCTCCTTCGCTCGGAAGCCCCACGCCTCGGATTTTGCGTTACTCTCGAGGCGATTGAGGTTGATCTTCTTAACAATGTCCGTACTGGCCAACTGTTCAGCAGCAGAACCAACACCGATGGCCACACCGTTGGCCGCCAGCGAAACTTTCTGGCGAGCTTTGACTTGTGCGGCTCGCATCGTCTCTCGCTGATACTCACCTTCCGCCGCGAAAAGCCTCTGCTGATAATGCAGATTCATCGTGTCAGCGTTGATTTTTGCGATATCGGCCTGAGCCTGAGCAATAGCGTTGTTGTACTTAGTGACACTCTTAGCACCAAACGCATTGAAAAGTGCCGAGACGCCCATACCGACGAGGCCCAAAGTGCCAATAGATAATCCAGCCATAAAAAATCCTCCAACTCAGAGTAGATATTGGAGGATTCGTAAATCGTGATGCGCACTACACCACGTCGCAAGTCACCGTAATGCTGGATATCTTGAGCGGGAGAGGAGCGTTCTGGCGGATGCACACTTGCCCGTCATCCGTCCATGATGCGGATATGTTCACTTCAAATTCTCCGTTGTGTTTCTTCGGCGGCCTCCCGGGAGTTTCTCGTCCTCGGGTCGGCTGCTGATAGAGGGTGTCAAAACTCGAACCTGCAAGTATTGCAGCTGAATCAATCATTCTGACTGCCACGCCGCTGATGTTCTTCCTGTGATTACTACCAAAAGAAAGATCTTGGAGCTGTAATGCAAGAGGTAAGGTCTGAATGTCAGAGTTGTACGGCAAACCAACATGCACCTTAGAGGCCGCTCTTCTTAGCGTGATCTTGCCGTTCTGCACTACTTGATCCGGCACACAATAGCCGTCGGCTAGGATGGAAACCTTCATCCCATTCAGCCAGCTAATCCCGCTGATCTCGGTCTTGGCCGGGCCCGAGTAAGTGCCCGCACAATCCATGAAGAGATAATCTTCATCCTTGTCAATGATGTACTCGTTCATGCGCTCAACAAACCTTACGGTGTTCTCTCCGATCTTGCGCTTGGTCACGACATAAAGAATGTCCTCATTGGATTCTGGCACCACTGCGCAGGATTCAAAGTCGCCCTGGGTCTCGTGCTGAGCGAATGCGCCCACCTGCTGTTCTGGCACATAGGTAAAGGAGATTAGTTTGCCTATGTCGTTCACGCACCAGAATATGCTGTAGGGGGCCTTGGCGTATGCAATATCAACGACTTCGTGATGATCGAATAGGTGAGCCGCTCTGAGGCACACGTCCGAGGTTATGTAACCGCCTGCTTGGTAGCTGTAACCGAGTTCTCTCAGGTGGCCGCCTCGAGCTGAGGCAAAGATCATCGTATTGTTAATAAGGACCGGTTTTGTCTGGCTTGATCCCACGTAAGACTGTGGTCTCACGCTCATTGATTCAGGCGTGATCGCGTCCGAGTTCACTGGGCTCACTCGCCATTCCCCGCTCGCTGTCAGCATGAGGAGCTGAGACAACGGCACGATATGGCGGATTCTGTTGCTGTCCTGGCTCGCAACTCTCACCTTGATGCGGTCGGTTGACTGAGACGGGAGCGAATAGCCCATGTCTGTTTCGGTACCTGTTTTTGTAGCCCAAATATATTGCGGTCTCATGCGACTGCCGGCAAACCACCTTCTCTGTTCGAAGTAGCTCACACATCCTGGATAGTCGCCAGCGTTGGCTACAGTCAGAGAGATTTGAGCGCCTGAGCCGTAATTAGAAACAAGAGTAGCGGTCGGGTTGGAATAGCCCGCCCCTGCGTTCTTGATTAGGACGTTCGTAAGTTTGCCCTGACTGAATACAGGCTCCAGAACGGCTCCGCTTCCGGTTGAATCGGTTACGTTAATAGAGGAATACATAAAACCTGCGGATGTGGCCGAGGCTTGGAAAGAGCCCGAGTAACGGTAAAACTCAAATACACCAGTGATATTTTTATAAGCGTCACTCCATGTCGGCCAGCCTGTAATGCTGATCGTAATAACGGGACGTTTATATCCGCTGCCTGCCTGAGTAATCGTCAGGCCTTTTAGCGGTCTAATGCCGATAACACGAGGATTCGGTTTGTAATAGTCAGGTGGCGTAATGTCAAACCAGTCGGCCATTGTCGCCTTAACAGGACTGACCACAGCTCCGACACCTGATCCTTCTGCATCATGCACGGTAATGGAAAAGGTGAAGTAATCCATGAAGTTACTAGGGATCCAGCCCACGGGATAGCCGTATTTGTCCCCCGAGCTCATCAGATTCCATTTGCTGTCATAGTAGGCCGCCAGCATAGGAGCGTCTTTGAATTTCCCTCCTAGGTCATATCCTTCGCCTTTGAGCACCCATGTTTCACTCTCTAGGAGCGAAACGCTTAAAAGCTCTCCGTTCGGTCCCGTGTAGCCCGTACCTTGAGCCACCACGGTGGCAGCACTGATGCCTCCACTGGTGAGGAAAACATCGTCATAGATTGGCGGCGTGATAGAGCTGTCAGGCGCGATATTGTCGTCATCAATCGAGTTAGAACGGGTCTCACCTATGTACCCGTATATGCCGCCTTTATCACGGTATACACGGTAATGATCGGCACCTGCAACAGTGTTCCATGTTATTGTGTTGTACGCTCCATCCCCATAAGGGTTGCATATCACGCTGGCGGCAGCACTCGCTTTAGATTCCTGTGAGTTGTCTAAATTGCAGGATGTGACCACATACTTTCGGACATAACCATCTTTGTAAGTCGCTGAGGCCAAGATGTGTTGTGTGGCCGTCACGCCTGTAGGCGGTGTAAGCGAAGTGTTGAAAGTAATGTCCACAAGTCGCCAATCCAGCGCGCCGTATCGTCTTAACTCTCGGGGCGGATGGGAGCAGTGCACCAACGTGATAATGTCCACCGACTGAGCATAGTCAATATCAAAGAGCTCCGATTCGTCATAATCGGTTGCCACCTCGTATGGCACATTCCCGTTCATCAGCGTGGACCCGTTCGTGTGAAATCGGACGTAATGGTGCCCAAACTCTAAGATCATTGTCTGAGTTGCTGAGAACGTGAACGGGATCAGTCTGCATTTTCTGTTCGGGTACTTGGTCTCGCGCACCATTGAAAAGCCTGGGCGTCGAACGACAGGGCCTTGAGGTTCAACAATCATATTCCTACACTTGGCCAAACCTGCAGAGTAGGACGGATCAGTAATCCGGCTGTACATCGAAGGAGAAATCTCACCTCCTCCGATTGATTGCTTGTAGATTTTCAGTGACATTTAGATACTCCGTGCAGCCAGGTGGGGCGCTAAATATTCGTGTTTGACCCTGATAGAGTTTCGAGAATCCTGAAACTTCGCAGTCTCCAGTGCTTGAGCGGCCATTTGGATCATCTGCTGCGCCATAGAAGTTTTCATCAGTGGGCCTGCCAGATAACTAGCAAGCTGGAGAACAAGGGCCTGAATGAAATACTGCGGCATGATTGACACGTTCTGGACGCTGGCCACGTATCGAAGCATGGGAGCGGGAGAATCAGTCAGGAGAATAAATGAGCCTGTTTCCGATAAGGCCTCGATCTCAAAATCAAGTCCGGCCTCGTCCACCTGTGAGCTTTTCTCATAGACCTTAACGGTGCGCAAATAATCTGAGGGAACTTGGTAGCCGTGCGCCCACTGATACAAGTCAGCGTCATATTTTTTGTATTCAGGCAGTCTCACGCGCCTGATCGCAAAAGCCCAGTTGTGCGCCTCCAGTAAGTAACGGAGCGCCTGAGGATAGTATTCAGCACAAGCCTCAGCGTTCGGATTTCCTTCAGGTGGTTTGATCCGTGTGATCGTACCCTTTTGCCCTAAGTAACTCAGAGCGGCATTGCAAATTGACACTTCATTCATATTAAAAAAGGGAGGTTTTCAAGCCTCCCTCCTCATCTTTCAACAACTACTGAAATCGCAACTGAGAATTAACTAACTAGAACTTGCCGCTGCTTCGGCGGGGAATTCAATTCCCTGCGTGCGGAGCGGGGAACCCAGTTGAACGTCATTGCCAATAAAGGCGGTGATAGTTCCGGCGGTAACTGAAGTCGGCGTGGAAACCAACTTCAAGTAACGCTTATGAATCGGCGGCAGAGCAATAAGCAAGGGCTGTTTCAGGTCTGTGGCCGTTAGCGCTTTCGTGGTCATGACATCCGTGTAGGTAGACTTGTCCGCGGATTCCTGCAGCTTGAATGTGATGGACGTACCGGCAATTGCTGTCGGCGTCAAAATGCAGAGCACCATTCCATGAGCATTCAGGTAAGGAGAGGTCTGATCCGAAACAAAATCGAGCACATTAGACGTGATCGCGGTTTTGGCCTCTGCCTTTTCACAAAACATCATCTTTTGGTCAATGATCATTTTTATCCCCTTGATTAAGAAACTGTGATCTTGGATTCAGTGGACGGCAAAACGTCGGTGCCGTACTGATAGATCGGGATACCGCCGAAGGAAAGCATTGATTCACGCTGGCCAAAAGTCTTGTACTCCAGTGTGTACTTAGTCTTTTCAAGCAACTGAAGGTCATAGATCAGGCCCACCTGATCGGTACAGTAAATACCGACATTAGAGAAGTCGGAGGTCTTCAAGCGGTGACGTGCCTCAATAAACTTCTTGAGCAGATCCGTTGCGCCCTTGTCTGTCGTGAACTTGGTCGGATCAACGTTAGCAATACGCACAATCTTTTCAGGATTGCCTGCAAAGACACCCAGGTCGTATCCGAATTCAGTAACGTACGCAGGATACATTTTGCCTTTTGC